GCGAAGGGCACCCAGGACGCCGGAAGTTCGCCGCCGCAGGAATCGCGGCTGGTGGACTTTTTCTGGATGACGATGAGGTGGCGGAGCTTCCCCGCTTGGATGGTCATGGCTACCTCACCGTAATGATTTTGTGGACGTCGAGCAGGCCATCCACAAAGCTGCGGGGCAGTTCGGCCACGGCTTGGCCTTGCACCAGGGCCTCGCGCTGCTGGTACATGGTGGCCACGCGAACAAGGATCCAGGTTGTGATGCTTTTTGGCCCGGTCCACACGGGCGGGCTGCCAGCAGCGCTCATGGGCCAGCCGCAGGTGAAGCGGATGCGCACCGCGTTCGGGACATCGCGCGTGCTGGGCCAGGTCTTGCCGTATGCCGGGTACACGCGGCCCACCAGGCTATCCGCATCCACTGTGTATTCCGTGCTGGCCAGGGTTTGCTCCACGCCGTTGGCGTCCTGGTACTTGATGCTGCTGACGGTGAGTAGGGGCGGGCCGGGAAGCTCGATCTGGTCGGCAAAACCATCGAGCACCAGCTCGTATTGCGCTTCCACCAACTGGCGGCTGGTGATGAGCTGGGCGACATCCACGGCGCTGGCGATGAGGACGGCAATAAGGGCGTCATCGCCTGTGTGCTCCACATTCATGTGGGCCTTGGCCTCGGCCACGGTGACGGGCTGATAGGCGGGCGTGGTGATGAGTTTAAGCGCCATGGTTCAGGCCCTCCAGAAAGGTTTTTGTCCAGCCGGAAAGGGAGCGCACGCGCCCGGCAAGGTGCTTTGATTCATTCTTCCAGCCTTGGCGGTACTGGTGGTAATTCTCATCATCGAGCGGAGCCCCGGCAATGATGATCTGGTCAAAACGCTCAAGCCCCCACAGCACGCCCAGAAGCGTTGACGACCCCGTAAGGGGGATGTTCCGCACGTCGCTTTCGCGCAGTTCCTGGTAGTCGTCGTTCCCGCCCAGGCTTGCCCGGAGGGCGCGCCACTCTTGCCAGAACTTTTCCGGGTGGTAGCTGCACCAGTAGTCGATGCGGCCCATGTAGCGGAGTCCGGCGCGGTTAATGGCCATGACTGGGCAGGCCAGACCGACAAGAGCAGCGAGATCGGCCTCAAGCCGGGGGGCGTCTCCGAGCATAAGCAATGTCTGCATGGCTACTTCTTTGCCTTCTTCGGATTATCCTGTTTGGCCTTGGCTGGTTTCGAGGCCGGGGTTTCCGTCGGTGCGCCGGGCACGTAGACCGGGGGACCGGCCAGGGCCTTGAGGGCTTCGCCCTTCGCCTTGTCTGCTGCTGCATCGTCCGAGTAAACGGCCTTGAGTTCCTGCACCGCAGAGTCAGCACAGGATGCGCTCACCTCAAGCTCAGACCCTGCGGCAAAGCGCGTGGGGTTGATGCCGTCTTCGGCGAAGTCGAAGTCATCGATGAACCGGATTTTCTTCATGACGCATCCCTTGAGAGTGGGCGGGGCCTTGCGCCCCGCCCGTTGCTTTACGTCCGCGCCTAGCTGGCGGAGAGCTTGAGCACCTTGATGGCCTCGGAATCGACCAGCATGCCGCCCACGCGCTTGCGCATCTTGAACTTCACGTAGGGGTCGGCGGTGTACGGGTCGCGCAGGGTCATGATGCCGATGCGGTCCACGATGTAGTAGGCGCGCTTCCAATTGCCGAAGGCGATGGGCACGGTGCCGGAGCCGATACCGGGCATGTCTTCGTTCTCCACCACGGGGTAGCCGTTGAGCATGCTGGGCTGAGCGGCGACCATGGCGGGCTGCCACACGAAGTTCCCGTCCTGGTCCTTCCACTTGCGGATGCGGCCCAGGGTGCGGCCAGCCATCATGTAGGACGCGCCAGTGCGCAGGGGAGCCTTCATCTCGTAAACAAGGTCGATGAGGTCATCGTTGGGGCTCACGGTGGTGCTGGCGGTCTTGAAAGCGCCGGAAACACCAGTGGGCAGATACTGGATCTGTCCAAAGGCGCGGGTTCCGTCGACCGTCGCAGCCTGGGTGTAGGCCAAAAAGCCCTTGGGCTTCTTGGTGCCGTTGCCGGTGGTGAAGGCGGTGCCTTCGTCGATGGCAAACTGCTGGGTGAGCTCATCGTTGAGGAACTGCTCCACGTTAAAGAAGGCATCCTCAAGCATGGTCTGGGTGGCGTAAGCGTTGGCGTAGATTTCGCCCATGAAGGGAACGATCTCACTCAGCGACGGGGTGTTGGTCTCGGGTCTGGCATCGGACTCGCCAACCCAGCCGGAACTGGCACCATGCTTGTTGACGATCTTTTTGTAGTCCGGAGTGCCCACGGTGATGACATTGCACACGGAACGCATGGGGCTGGCGATTCGCATGAGGCTCAGGATATTGCGGTCAAGCTCTTCAGGCACGGCGAAGCCGCCGTCAGAGTCGGTCGTGACATTCATGGCCTTCAGCTCAAGGTCGCGGAGACCGTCCTTGCGCCCCTTGCGAATGAAACCATCGAGATAGGCGGTCTTATGTTCGGCCTTGACCTGGTCTTTCTCGCTTCCTCCGGAGGGCGCGCCGGGGCGCTGCATCTTGAGCTGCAATTCGTCCATGGACTTCTGCAGCTTGGCGATCTCGTCATTGGCTTTTTCGACCTTGGCCGTGGAAGTGGGGTCGGCCACGCCTTTGGCTTTGATCTCCTTGATCTCGGTGTTCACGAACTCTTTGAAGTCGTGGAAAGCCTTCTTCTGATCTTCCAGGAGCGCGGTCATCTGCTCAATGCTCATAGTGTTGCCCTCCTAGGGCTTGAGGATGCTTGTGTTGGTGCGGATCATGTCCGCAAGCTCGGCCATAGCCTTGTGCTCGCCAGCCTCCCGCTGGAAAGCTTCGCGGGCCTTGCGCAGGACCGCCTTCGCGCAGGATCCGGAGAGTCCGCCTTCCTCCCGAAGGAAGCGCTCCAAATCTCGCGCGGTGGAAAGTTCTTCAACACCCTTCACGTCCACAACCTGGGCCTGGTCATTGGCTGGGAAGGTGACGAGGGAGACCTCCCAGAGGTCAATCTCCTTCAGAGTGCGGATGTCTTTGTTGTCGTCCCACTCCACCACCGGGGCGTAGTAGCCGATGCTCATGCCGTTGATCGATTTGGTTTTGAGCAGAGCGTGGGCTTCCTTGGCCTGGGCCACGTCGTTGATAAGCAGTCTCCCTTCAACAAACAGCCCTTTGGAATCCTCATACATGTTGGTCCAGGGCCCAAGCGGGTTGTCACCCTTGTGCTGCCAGAGCATGGCCGGCATGGTGCCCTTGGCAGCAAACGCGGCCAGCGTTTTGGCGAAAGCGCCTGGCGCGATGACATCGCCCCAATGATCCACATTGCCAAACACGGCCCCGTAGCCGGAGAACGTGCCGTCCTCGCCAATGGACTTGATTTCAAAGGGCCTGGCGCTGCGTTTCAGCTTCATTTTGTGCCTCCCTGGCCGCTTCCGGCCCCGTCCGTGTTGCTGTCGGTATTGCCGTCTGTCCCCAGGCGCATGTTCATGGGACTCAGGTACTCATCGCCGCCTTCGCGCTTGTCCATTTCTTCAAGGGCGCGGGCCTCGTTGGGGCTCATTATTCCGCTCATGATGGCCACGTTGTAGGAGGCAAAGCGGGTTTTCATGTCGCCGCGCACCATTCCGGCCACCACATGCTTGATGTACATGCTGCGCTTTTCATCCTCGGTGAGAAGGTCGCGCATGAGGGCTTGCTCCCAGCGAGTGAGCCAGGGCGTCAGGGTGTCGCGCACGAATCCGGTGGACATGGACTCGATACCGCTGCCCCAGCTGGTGGCCTTTTCCGTTTCCTGGATCATGTGCAGGGGCACGCGGAAGATTCGGGCGATCTCGGCAGTCTGGAAGCGTCTGGTTTCCAGGTACTGCGCATCTTCGCTGGTCATTGTGAGCGGGTTGAACTTCATGCCATCTTCGAGCAGGGCGGTCTTGTGTACGTTGTCGCCCGTGAAGGCCGCCTGCCAGGACTCTTTGAAGCGTTTTGCAGCGTCCTCGCTCATCTTGTTGGGGTGCTCTAGGATGCCGCCAGGGCGCGCGCCGTTCTTGAACAGCCGGGCGCCGTGCTTCTCGGTGGCGAGGGCCAGGCCAATGGGCTCGCGCGCGTAGCTGATGGGCGAAATTCCCCGGTAGCCGTCGAGGGTGCGGTAGCGGATATGCAGCATGTTGGACGATGGAACGACTTCCTGTCCGCGTCCGTTCCCGAAATTGACCTTGTAGATCAGGCTCCAGTCGGCGTTGCGCTCCACGGTCACCGCATCGGAGGGCAGGGGCAGGATTTCGCGCACCGAGCCACGCACGCGGTTGATGAAGGCGAAGTGATTTCCCCGGAGGCACAGCCATGCTTCGCCCATTTCGCGCCACTCAAAGGCCGTCATCCAGGGGTTGGGCTGGCGGTTCAGCAGGGCATACAGGGGGTGTTCTTTGGCAACTTCTTTTCCGCCGTCCGCATTTTCCTGATAGATTTTCAGGGGGAGCTGGGCCACGGACTCGGAGAGCACGCCGATACAGGAGAACACCGCCGCGCAACGCATGGCGGTATCTGTGGTGACGCGCTCGCCTGAAGAAGATTCGCTTCCGAAGAGCCCGGCGAACATAGCGCCTATCTCCTCTGACGTTACCGCCGTGCGAATGCCCTCGCTTTTTGTCTCGCGGCGGCTGAATATCTTTGTCAGCAGACCTTTCATTGCACCCCCTAGAAAGTTAACAGGCCGCGTTCTTCGTAGACGCTGGTTTCCCCGCCGATGAGCGCCCGCTTGAGAGCCATGATGAGGGCCACGGGGCCGTCGATCTTGGCCGCCTGGCTGTCTTTGGTGGGGTAGTAGTATTTGACCGGGCCGAACTTGGTTTGCTTCAGCACCACGTTGCCGATCATCCAGTTGAAGACCGGGTTGTCATCGTGCAGGAGCTTGGTTTCGGCCACCAGGCCCTCAAGCTCCTTCATGGGCGCGCTGATGTGCGCGGCGTGCTGGGGCACTTCCACACACTCGAAGCTGGCCCAATCCTGCTGTTGCACATGCTGGATGAAGTA